AAAAATCAATACTATGGTTTTGAGCTGAAAGATATGATAAGGCAGTTTATTACTGCCTTTAATAGTATTGTAATAAACAGGTACAATAAAAGTAAGACTGTTGTTGATCAGCTCAAGGTTGGTTTTTATTATGGACCGAAGGAAAGAGCGCTTCATGATGTAGTAAATAAGGCAGGTTCTTTAAAATTACCAGTTGTTGCCGTACACTATACATCTATTACTCGAGATCCAGATAGAGTCTTTAATAAAATACCAGGTTTTTATTTTAGTAAAGCACCGACGGCAAGTGCTGGAGCTCTTAATTCTGATCATTTAAAAACTCCATTACCTGTTAACGTTGGTATTAACATGTCTATTATGACAAAGTTCCAAACAGACATGGATCAAATTATTAGTAATTTTGCTCCGTATAATAATCCATATATTATAATGAGCTGGATTATACCTACATCTCAAAATCTAGCTAGTAATTATGAAATTAGATCTGAGGTATTATGGTCAGGAGATATAAGTTTAGACTATCCAATTGAAGTATCTGGTACTCAACCTGCAAGAGTTATTGCTAACACAAGTTTTACCATTAAAGGTTGGTTGTTCAAAGGACCAGCTGCTGAAGACACCAAGAACATTTTCACTATAGATCAGAAATTTGTCCCTGTAAGCGGGTTTGATTATGAGTAAATTTATAAAATATAACAGTACGTTAACTGATGTAACTTCGTTCAGCGCCAATTTTGAAACGAGAGAGTTATCTGCCCGACCACAGTTCTCTGCTGATAACACATATATTACTCTGGCGAATGGTTTTTCTGGTAGTAGAACCTTTACTGGTTATGGTTTTGATTCAGTACAGACAGTTTTATTAAGCACAACTGATAACGCAATTTTATTTACTAATACAACTACTGCGGCACATTTTGGTAATTGGCCAGTTTCCGGGTTTTCATCTTTTTCTGCACTATGTGGTGGTGCAACTTTATCTCCTGAACTATCTGGACTGATATTTAGCAGCTTTACAATAAATAACTATAATAGTATAACTCTTACGTTTCCCGAAATTACTGCGACTGGCTCTATTGATATTATTCCTATGAACGCCGCAGGTTATGGTAGTTTAGTAAACGATATAGGTACAACAATAACAATTAACTAATATGGCAGACGACGGAAAAAAAGGAACATTCGGAAGAAACTTACAAAAGTTTATATCTAATAACTTACCGTATAGATCGCCCGCAGCTATTATTGATGATGTTGCGGCTGAGAACCCGAAGTTCAAAGAATTTTACAAAGCAGGAACGGTACGTAAAGAATTACTCGCGCAACACTCTGTAATCGCCCCTAAAGTACCGGAAGGTACTCACCCTGTAGGTTCATTCCTCGCAGACAAAGCATACAATGAGTTAATGTATGCGACCCTAGATGTAGATAAGTATCGTAGAGTTAGAGATTATCGTACAATGGCTCAGTTCGCTGAAGTCGCAGACGCGCTTGATGAGATTTGTGATGAGTTTTTAAATGAAGATGAGCATGGTAATATGATTAGTTTAACTATGCGCAATATTATATCTGATGTTGATCCATTAATAAGTAAACAGATCCACAAAGAGTTTGATAAGTTTATAAATCTTTTTGATTTAAAAGAAAATGCTTGGGAATATATTAGAAATTTACTTGTTGATGGGGAGTTGTATTTTGAAAATATTGTTCATGAAAAACATCTCAATGAAGGTATACTAGGTGTTATAAATGTACCTGTACAAGCAATAGACCCGGTTTACGATAACTATCAAAATATGCATGTTAAAGCGTATTTACTTCGTAAGATGAAACATCATAAAGAAGCTGATGATAGTCAAGATGTATACGCTGCTTCGCAAGATAAAGATTTTATTCCAATGGAAAAAAATCAGGTTACGTATATTAACTCTGGTACTTGGAACGAAAACAAAACATTTAGAATACCATTTATTGAAAATGCAAGACGAGCTTACAGACAGTTATCTTTAATTGAAGATTCAATTATTATATACCGCTTAGTAAGAGCTCCTGAAAGATTGGTTTTTAACGTAGATGTGGGTAACATGAGCCCACCTAAAGCAGAAGGTTATATTCGTAAGCTTATGCAAAATTATTGGAGTAAAAAGGCGTTCAGCCTAGATGGAGATAACAGAGTCAATTCTTTTAATCCTCAATCTATATTAGATGCTTATTGGTTTCCAAAAAGAGAAGGTAGTACAGGTACAGAGGTTAACACATTACCTGGTGGTCAAAATTTAGGTGAGCTACAAGACTTAGTATACTTTGTTAAGAAGTTATATAAAGCTCTTAAGGTGCCCACTAACAGGGTAGATGTTGAAAACTCTCAATATAGCGCTGACGCTAACGTGTTGCGCGAAGAACTTAAGTTTGCAAATTTCATTGTTCGATTACAACATCAATTTGCTAAAGGTTTAAAAGAATCTTTTGTTACTCACTTAAAACTCAAAAACTTATGGCAACAATTTGAATTGAGAGAGAACTCGTTTGATTTACAATTTACACCACCGCGTAATTATTTTGAATTACGTAAACAACAGATACTTGATCTTAAAGTTAACAACTTTAACACTCTTACATCTAATGAATCTATTTCAAAGGGCTATAGCCAAAAAGAATATCTTGGCTGGACGGATGAACAGATTAAAGCTAATAGAGAGTGGTTACGTAAAGACGCTGCATTACAACATGAGTTAGAAGGTATTCGTAGTGGTGGTGCTGATTGGGCAGCAGGTGGTGGAGCTGTCCCTCCAGGTGGTGGAGCTCCGGTTGGACCTGGTGGAGAAGAGATGCCACCCGATATGGGCCCTGACGCAGCTCCAGATGCTGGTGGGGATGAAGCACCAGCTCCCGAACCTGTACCTACACCTGGTGGGGAAACTTCAGCGTTGCCGACATAAATAATTATGTGGCAACAGATATCTGGTCAGATTCATATTTAAGCGCTGGTGGTTTAGTATATTCTACATATCTTGCAAACCAAGTTACTACATACCAGCGACTCGCGGATAGAATATCGTACGCTCTTGGTTGGCCTATTGTTAATTTAGAGCTACATGGTAATCAAGTATATACTAATATCGCTCAATCTGTTGAGTTCTTTAGTAAATATGCTGGCTATACTGAAGAGCATTTAGTTTTCGATAGTGATAAGTATACTAGAGGTAAGGGTTTAGACATCGCTGAGTTGTTAACTCTTACTCCTGAGTTAACTGCAACTTATGAATCTACAATTGAAGTAACAACTAAAACCACAACGGAGGTTGCTACAACCACGGCAAAAAACTTTACCGCTGATAGCGAAGGAACGTTTATTTCATTATTTGAATTTAATGTAGGAGATGCCGCAGTTGATCCATCTGAGTATACATTTACCGTTACGCTAGAAGATTCAAACGCGCAAGTCTCTAAAGCGTTAGTAATTGCCGTATCTGGTACAACTGTAGATGATGCTTTAACAGAATCTGCAGATGTAAGTCTTACTCAATATGGTGATGTGTTTACAACATCAACTGAAATTTTTGAAGTTAGTTCGATACCTGGGATTAAAACCGAACAGATCGATGGTAGTTATACTAATGCTGTATCAGTCGGTATCGTTCTTGGTTCTGAAATGACCAAAGCAGGTTCTGTTAACGCAAACCGTAACGCTGTATCTACCGACGCGACCACTACACAACAGCTGACATCTCAAAAACCAATTATTGGTAACTTTGATGACTTAACAAGACAGAAAAGAAAGGTTATTGAGGTATATAGTCATGAAGAGTCTAGCAGTAGTAGTTTAAATACACTATTTACAATTGAGCAAACTTTAGCGCAACAAACATATTTCAGTTATGCAATGGGTAATTATGGGTTTGATTTAATTAGTTGGTATATACTTAAGCAATGGCTTGAAACACGAGAAAAAATGCTTTCTACAAAACGTTATTTTAAGTTTGATGAACGTACTCAACATTTATTATTATTACCAGAACCTAAGACAGGGGAGCGTTTTTATGGTTGTGTGAGTTGCTATGTAGAAAAACCAATAAGAGATATAATTAAAGAGCCATGGGTGTTTCAATATGCATTAGCTTTAACTAAAATTACATTAGGTCGAGTCCGTGGTAAGTTTGGTAATGCTCAGCTCTTTGGTGGTACAGGATTAGACACTTCTATTCTTCAAGAAGGTTTGCAAGAAAAGAAAGAGCTTGAAGAGATGATGACAACTGGTAGTTCTACTGGCTTTGGTGATGGTGCACCTCCAATGTTTTTTGTAGGGTAATGGCTCCTCATAAGAAAGGTGATTTTAAGAAGGGTATATATCGACCGATATATAAACAGAAATTTTTAGGTAAAAAATTCCCACAATATAGAAGCTCGTGGGAACTTCATTTTTTCAAATGGTGTGACTATAATGCTAACGTTTTAGAGTGGACGAGTGAAGGTATAATAGTTCCGTATGTAAGTCCGTTAGATACTAAAACCCACAGGTACTTTGTTGATAATAGTTTAGTACTAAATGAACGAGGCAACAAGCGGAGATATTTAGTAGAGATCAAACCATACAGTCAAACTCAGCGCCCAGTAATGCGTGGCCGTAAGAAGCAAAGTACGTTTTTACATGAACAAGCTACATATGATATTAATCAAGCGAAATGGAGAGCCGCTAAGCAATGGGCAGATGATCACGGGTATAAGTTCCTTATTTTAACAGAAAGAGAACTATTTAGCGGAAAAAGCGCAAAGAGATAATAAATAATTTATAAGATTATGTCATTTAAGTTACTTGTCGAAAAAACAGACCCGTCAGAGTTTGAGTATATTCTCGAAGAGAAGAATACAAAAGACGCTCCGAGGTTATATATCAAAGGACCATATATGATGGCAGATGGTGTTAACAAAAACAAACGCGTATATGATCTTGATAATATGATCGAAGAAGTTGCCCGATACGAAAAAGAAATGATTAAAAATGACCGCGCGATGGGTGAATTAAATCATCCTACTACAGCTGAAGTAGATCTAGAACGCGCTTGTCATATTGTTACAGAAATGACTCAAGAAGGTAGTACATTTATTGGTAAAAGTAAGGTACTACAGACCCCATGTGGAGAAATTGTTCGTAAATTAGTTACTGATGGAGTAAGGGTTGGTATGTCTTCTAGAGCGTTAGGTAAAATTGACCAAGAGGGAGAAGTTGGTAAAGTAACTGAAATGAAACTAGTAGCTATTGATTGTGTTGCTGATCCTTCTTATTCTGATGCCTTTGTAAACGGTATTTTAGAATCAAAACAATGGATTTTAAATAAAGAAGGAGCATTTGAAGAGCATTACGATAAGTTCGAAGATAGCTTAAAGAATTTACCACGTAAAGATGTTAATGATTTCTTAACGGAAAAAATTATTGCGTTTATCCGAAATATATAAGAAAAATAGCGAAAAGAATATAAATAATTAAGATGGACCAAAAACAAGACATCAAAACTTTTATCTCTAATGTAGTAGATAAAAATTACGCGGCTGCTAACAGTAATTTGCAGTCTGTTGTTAATGCAAAACTCAAAGAGAGGGTTGCAAAAGCTAAAAAGAAAAATTTATTTTAAGATCATGAGCAAGATATCTGATTTATTACAAGAAGTTGGGAAAGACGTTCTTACAGAAGAAAGTCTTGAGCAAATTGAAACAGTCTTTAAAGAGGCTGTAGACCAAAAAGCTGAAGAACGCGCTCAAATCGCGACTGAAGCAGCACTACAAGTACAAGACGACGAACACTCGAAGAAACTTGAAGAGCTCTTAGAAGCAATAGATAAGGATCACGCGAAAAAACTCGAGAAAGTTGTTGAAGCTGTTGACGCCGACAGAACACGTAAGCTCAAAAACATTGTTCGTAAGTATCAGACATCTCTTAACGAAGAAGCTAATGGCCTTAAAGACACAGTTGTTGAATCTGTTTCAGATTATCTTGACTCATATATTACCGAAGCAATCCCAACTGAGACAATTGAAGAAGCCACCAAGAATCGTCGCGCCATGGAGATCTTAGAACAATTCCGTAAGACATTATCAGTTGATATGGTACTTGCTAATGAATCTATCAGAGAAGCCGTTAAGGACGGTAAAGCTACTATCGAAGAATCTAAAAAGCAAATTGCTGATCTTACTGAGAGTGCATCCGATCTTAAAGTCCAGTTAGAAAGTACTCAGAAAGAATTATTCTTAGAAAAGAAACTAGCTGGTTTCGAAGATAAAAAATCTAATTTCATTAGAAAGACATTTGCTGATAAAGAGTTGTCTTTCATCGAAGAAAATTTTGACTACACAGTAAACATGTTTGATAAGAAAGCTCAAGAAGCTCTCGAAGTCATCAAAGAAGAAGCTACTAAAGGTTGTAAAGCACAGGAAGCAGAAGTAGTTGTAGAAGAGAGCTCATCTACTCCTAAGTCCGCTACCGAACTTTACGCTGCTGAGTTGGCTAACATGAGACTGTAAAGTAGTCTAAAACTACTGTTGAGGTATTAATTACCTGATTCTCCAATGCAACGGAAAAATATAACATAAAGGAAAAATAAATTATGAACGAAACAAAAACTCGTCCTAATACTGATTATATTGATAATAATCGTGCACAAACCTTGTTGGAGAAGTGGAGTCCTGTTTTGGACTATACCTCTGACAAAGTTTCTACAATTGATAACGCTCATACGCGTTTGAACACCGCCATTCTCCTTGAGAACCAAGAAGAGTGGTGTATTCGGGAAGCCAATGCGAGTGGTGGATCTGCAGGCGGTGGAAACAGCGTCTTCGGATCTAATGCTCTTGGTGGAGGTCAAACTGGTGTTGGTCAAGGTGGTGGCGCTTATGGATCTGACGATACATACGCTGCTAACGACGCTCGTTTGCCGAAAATTCTTATACCGATGATTCGCCGTACATTCCCTGAGTTGATCACTAACGAAATCGTTGGTGTACAGCCCATGAGTGGTCCGGTTGGTCTCGCTTTTGCGCTTCGCTATAAGTACAGCAATACTAGTATCGACGGAACTGCCGCCGGTATTGGTGGTTCTGGTGAAGGTTACCATGGTACAGCTCAGACAGGCTCTGCTGCCGCAGGTTCTGCTGGTGCACCTGCTGGTGAATTAGGTCACAACAACCTAGACACAGTATTCACTGGTAACTCTGCTGCAAGTACACCTGCTGGTGCTCCTGCGACAGACTTTGACGGTACGCCTTACTCACCATTTGCTGCTGTATCAGCCACATCGATGGCTGCTAAGTGGGTGTCTGGTGGTTTTGATACTGCTGATAATGGTTTCGCTGCTGCTTTGTCTGCTTTTGAGCTTGACAATGCGGTTGACGCTCCAACTGTTGAGTTAAGCTTCGAAAAGACAGCTGTTGAAGCTGGTACCCGTCGCTTAAACGCTCGTTGGTCTGTTGAGTTAGAGCAGGATCTTAAGAACATGAATGGTATTGATGTTGACGCCGAGTTAACTAATGCTATGTCTTATGAGATCCAGGCTGAAATTGATCGTGAGATGATTATTCGCATGATTCAGGCCGCTCTCGGCGCAGGTGGTGGAACTGGTTATTCTATTTACCAACCACAGTCCGCTGATGCTCGCTGGATGGCAGAACGTAATCGTGACTTCTATCAGAAGTTGATCGTCGAGGCTAATCGTCTCGCAGTTCGCAACCGCCGTGGTGCTGCTAACTTTATTGTTGCTACACCTCGTGTTTGTGCTATTCTTGAGATGCTTCCTGAGTTCTCTTGGATGCAAGTTGACGGTAACGTTAACACACAACCAGTTGGTGTTGCGAAGGTCGGTAATGTTGGTGGTCGCTTTAATGTATATCGCGATACTCGAACAGAAGCTCAAAACCTTACTAAGGCTGCTGAGAGTCAAAAGGTTGAGTACGCATTGCTTGGCTATAAAGGTCCTGAGTATTATGATACTGGTATCATTTACTGTCCTTATATCCCGGTCATGGTACAGCGTTCGATCGATCCAAAC